CTGGTCAGGATTTTAAAGAAGACTCATTTTACGAACAAAAACATAGAGTAAAACAATATCTCGAGGAGATGTTTATTCGTCAGGTTGATATTAATAACAATGAGGCGGATGACCTAATTGCTTATTACTGTCAAATCGCAAATGATGAGACCATAACCATTTTCTCGGGTGACAGGGACCTCACACAGTTAATATCTGATAACGTTTCCCTATTCTCACCTAATAAGAGATTAACCTATAAGAAGGGTGATTATATTAAGTTACAAGATGCGGAAATTCCCCACTATAATGTAAAAACATATAAAATAATATCTGGTGACAAATCAGATAATATTGATGGTATCTATTATTTGGGTGAGAAAACTTTATTGAAATTATTTCCTGAAATTCTTGACCGTGAGGTTACTTATAACGATATTTTAACAAGAGCCGAGGTATTACTTACCGAGGACAAAGAAAACAAAGCGTTACAAAACTTACTTTCAGGTAAAACAAAATCAGGTATCTATGGAAATGAATTCTTTGAGATTAACAACAAAATCGTTGATTTATCTAATCCGTTAATCACAGAAGAAGGTAAGGAATTAGTCGAACTTTATTATCGTGAAACTTTAGACCCCGAAGGAAGGGGACACAGAAACCTCATTAGAATGATGATGGAAGATGGGTTCTTTAAATTCCTTCCAAAACACGACGAAGCGTGGGTTAATTTCGTCAAACCGTTTATGAAACTAACAAGAAAAGAAAAAAAGCAATTTAAAACAAAAAAGTAAATTTTATGAAAGAACAAGATTCAACCAAGTTGGAGTTTTTGATGATGGTTAATGATAACATCATCGTTCAAAGATTTTTTAATGTGAGGGATTACAATTATGACGCGAAGTATTCGGCAGAATTGTTGGAGTATCTCAACGAGTTTAAAGAGATGTTCCTTAGACAGTTGAAGATGAAAACAATTGATTACATGCTTGAAAATTCTTATGAGATTCAAAGTAATCCTTCACTCCTCGACACGTCATATACTGACGGACCAGAGCATTTCAACATCTTTATTAGACAAGGTGATATGACAATTTGTCAGCATCATATCGATGCTAAAATTTTCCCACCTAAAATAAGATACACCGTAGACATCCGTCCTCACATAAAAAGTTTGCTTTCGACTTTGACTGACATTTTTTCGGCGAAAAATTTAACTTACGAGTACGCTGGAATTACTCTGAAACCCTAATATTTATCTAACACAACAATATATTTCTCATGGCGTCAAACAAAAATTTCGATTATTTAGGGTCTTCTTTTCAGGTTCAATTATTAAATCAAATTATCGTAGATAAGGATTTTGGAAGGTCCATCATTGACGTTATAGAACAACAGTATTTCGAAAACAAGTACTTCAAAATCATAATTCAAATGATTAAGGAGTATCACTCAAAGTACGAACACGTACCTACTTTCGATACGTTAGAACAAATAACAAAGGCGGAGTTACAACAAGAGTTGGCATCTAAAATTGTATTGGATACCATTACCAAGATTAAGGAAGTACAAATAGAAGGCTCACAGTTTGTCCAAGAAAAGGCTCTCAAATTCTGTAAGCAACAAGAACTTCAAAAGGCGATTACGAAAGCTCAAAAGGTAATTGATGGCGGTGAATTTGAAAGTTATGATAAACTAGAAGAATTAGTTAGAGAAGCGTTACAAGTTGGTGAAAGAGAAGATGGTATGGCCGATGTGTTTGCCAATCTAGATGATGTACTTAATGAAGATTATCGTCACCCAATCCCAATGGGAATACCAGGAATTGACAGATTGTTGAAAGGAGGTTTGGCAAAAGGAGAATTGGGCGTTATATTAGCGCCCACGGGAGTTGGTAAATCAACTTTCTTAACAAAAATAGCGAACCATTCATTTAACTTGGGATATAACGTACTTCAAATATTCTTCGAGGATAACCCAAAAATTATCCAACGTAAGCATATAACATTATGGACAAAGGTTCATCCTGATGAATTGTCAAACAAGAAAGACGAGGTGATGGATAAGGTGCGTGAAGTACAAAGTAAAATGGAGAATAAACTCATACTCAAAAAGTTACCTTCAGATACTTTGACAATGCTTCAAATCAAAAATCAACTTCGTAAGATGATTGCGGATGGTTTAAAGTTGGATATGGTGGTTTTGGATTATATCGATTGTGTTGTACCAGATAAGAATTTGGGTGATGAGTGGAAGAGTGAAGGTTCAGTTATGAGAGGATTTGAGGCAATGTGTCACGAATTGAATCTTGTGGGATGGACCGCGACTCAAGGTAACAGAAGTTCAATTTCATCTGAAGTTGTAACGACAGACCAAATGGGTGGTTCCATCAAGAAGGCACAGGTTGGTCACGTTATTATATCGGTAGCGAAAACCCTACAACAAAAAGAGATGAAACTTGCCACTATTGCCATCACTAAATCAAGAATTGGTGACGATGGTATTGTGTTCGAAAACTGTAAGTTTGATAACGGTATGTTAGAGATTGACACCGAAAGTTCAGTAACATTCTTGGGACTTGAGGAGCAGAAAGAGGAAAACAACAGACAGCGAATCAAAGATTTGCTCGAAAAAAGAAAACAAAGAGAACAACAAAATAATTAATTAATATGGAGAAGATTTTAGTAGAGAACCCTAATAGGTTTGTGATATTTCCTATCGAACATAACGATATATGGGAGTATTATAAAATGCACCAAGCGGCTTTTTGGACTGCCGAAGAGGTTGACTTATCAGGAGACATTCGTGATTGGGAAAACCTTTCAGAAAATGAACAATACTTCGTTAAGAATGTTCTATCATTCTTCGCAGCGTCGGATGGTATTGTCAATGAAAACTTGGCGGAAAATTTTTACCGAGAAGTACAATATCCCGAAGCTAAATTCTTTTACGGAATACAACTAGCGATGGAGAATATCCATAGTCTAATGTATTCACTTTTGATTGATACGTATGTGTCAAATCCAAAAGAAAAAGACGAATGCTTCAACGCAATTGATAGACTTCCGGCAGTACAGAAAAAAGCAAAGTGGGCTCTCGAATGGATTGAAAACGCATCATTCCAAGAAAGACTTGTGGCATTTGCTGCGGTTGAAGGAATATTCTTTTCAGGGTCATTCTGTTCGATATTTTGGTTAAAATCACGAGGTATCATGCAAGGTTTGTGTAATGCAAATTCACTTATCTTTAAAGATGAAAATCTACACTGTGATTTTGCAATTCACCTTTTGAATAACCACTGTGAAAACAAACCAAGTGAAAAAAGAATTAAAGAAATTCTATTGTCGGCTCTTGAAATTGAAAAGGAATTTATCACAGAGTCACTTCCTGTTTCACTAATTGGAATGAATTCAAACTTAATGAAACAATACCTTGAATTTGTTGTTGATGGATTACTAGTTAAGTTGGGTTGTAAAAAACAATTTAATGTTGAGCAACCATTTAAATTCATGGAACAAATTGCGGTTGAGACCAAAGGTAACTTCTTTGAATCAAGAACAGTTGAATATCAAAAAGCAAAGTTGAATGAAACTTTGTCCTTTACCGACGACTTTTAATTTGTTATTTTTATAAACTATGATGTCACTAAAAATTAAAAAAAGAAGTGGGGAAGACTCGTCTTTTAACCCACAGAAAATATATAACCGAATCAAAAGAGCCGCAAAAGGTTTGAATGTAAATTCAGATGAAATCTTTATTAAGGTAATTACTTCGGTACCAACCGAAGGAGAAATCACAACAAAAGAATTGGACAAATTAATCTATGAGATTGCCGCGGCTTACACGGGTAGTCATCATGATTATTCTCGTCTTGCTTCATCTGTTGCAATATCATCATACCATAAAGAAACTAACCCAAGTTTCTCAAACACAATGCACACATTACATGTGGATGGTATTGTGAATGATAAATTTATGGAAATGATTGAGAGTTATGGTCTATCAAACATTGATGAGGTTATTAATCACGACAATGATTATAACTTTGATTACTTTGCTTGGAGGTCGTTACAAGAGATGTATCTTTTGAAACTACCAAGTGGTGAGACAATTGAGCGTCCACAACATATGTATATGCGTGTTGCGATATGGGTGACCAAATCATTTGAACAAGCGGTTGAATACTATAAGTCACTTTCAAGTCAACTTATTTCACCGGCAACACCAATTATGATTAATGCTGGAACAAAAGTTCCACAACTCGCATCTTGTGTTCTTCACTTCAATGATTCAGACTCAAGAGAAGGACTTTTGAATACTATGAGAGATATATCCACATATTCATCAGACGCGGCAGGTATTGGTCTTTCTATGTCAAACATCAGAAGTAAAGAAAGCCGTATTACATCATCAGGTGGATTTGCTGGTGGACTTTTGAAGTATTTAAAAATTGTTAATGAGTCACTTCGATTCTTTAATCAACAAGGACGCAGGCCTGGTTCAGCAGCAATTTACTTGGAACCTTGGCATAAAGATATTTTTGACCTTTTGGAAATTAAAAAGAATACAGGTGCTGAAGAATTGAGAGCCCGTGACTTATTCACTGCCCTTTGGATTCCTGATAACTTTATGAATGCGGTTAAGAACAATGGTGATTGGTATTTGTTCTGCCCAAATGATATTAAGAAAGCTGATATTAAAGCCCTCCAAGAATGTTATGGTGAAGAATATGAAGAGAATTATAACAAAGCAGTTGCTCTTGGAATTGGTAAAAAGACCAAGGCTCAAGAAATTTGGTCAAAGATAATCGAGTCACAAATTGAAACTGGCGTTCCATATCTTTGTTCGAAGGACAACGCAAACAAAAAAACAAATCATCAAAACATTGGTGTAATCAAACAATCAAATCTTTGTAATGAGATTTACCAATATACAGATGAAAACACAACTGCAATTTGTACATTGTCATCAATGGTATTAAAGAACTTCATTAAAGATGGAGAATTTAATCACCAGTTATTGTATGAAGAAACTCGTAAAGTTGTAAGAGCCCTTAACAAAGTTGTAGATATTAACAACTACTCAACTGAAAAAGGAAACAAGGGTGGTAGAGAACAAAGGGCAATTGCCATTGGAACTCAAGGACTTGCCGATGTATTCTATTTGATGGATTACATCTTTACATCTGACGAGGCCAAGAAACTTAATAAAGAAATTTTTGAAACAATTTATTTCGCAGCAATCACTGAAAGTTGTCGTTTATGTAAGTCAGAAGAATATAAACCATATGATTTCTTTAACGGCTCACCAATGTCAGAAGGGGTATTCCAATTTGATATGTGGGGTCTGAAAGAAGGTGAATTATCAGGAAGATGGGATTGGGTATCACTTAAAGAAGAAGTTAAAGATTATGGTGTTTGTAACTCATTATTCACCGCTCAAATGCCTGTTGCTTCATCTGCCAAGATTACAGGTTCATATGAAATGACAGAACCAGCTCACTCGGCAATTTTTAATAGACGAGTTGTTGGTGGAGAGATTATGATTGTCAACAAGTATTTGATTAATGACTTTGAGAAGTTAGGTATTTGGGGTGAAGACTTAAAGAATGAAATCATTCTAAATGAAGGTTCAGTTCAGGGAATTAATTTTAATAATTACCTTGACCCCGAGGACAGACAATACAATAAAAAAGTTAAAAGAATCGAACACCTAATTCCAAAATACAAAACAATTTGGGAAATCTCACAGAAGGAATTGATTGAAATGGCAGCTGACAGAGCTCCCTTCATTGACCAATCTCAATCGATGAATATCTATA